TCAACAACAAATCCATCAGCACTCATATTAGCAGGTGTAAGATCCACAGATCCTATATGATCGTTTACAGTACTTGTGCTGTCGTTTTTATCTATTCTCCAATACCCTCTAGTTTTAGAACTTAAAGTAGAGCTTAAACTAGTACTTGTTACTCCTTTATTATATATATCTAATATCTCAGCATCTGATGCTTTGTAAAACTTAACATAAAATATTTCATCAAACATTACTGGACCACCACTGCCAGTAAAAGCAGAATGATATGTTCCAATACCTAGGCCATCGTCTGCTTCAGTAAAAGCTGCAATAGTAGCATTACCATCTAAACCTATACTTCTACTTGTTCCGTCAAGATAAAAGCTTAATCTGTCTTTATCTTTAAGTCCAGAACCCAAAGAACCATCATAGGTCATAGCATAATGATGCCAAATATTATCTCTAGGATCAAATGCAAAAGCAGAAGATGCAGAAAAATTATTGCCTGTCATTAGTTTAAAAACATAGTTTGATGCAGATTGAGCCATTGAAAAAGACCAGTGTCTAGTAGCGTCTCCATTACTAAATAAAACTTTAGTAGCACTATGTGTTTCTTCAGGGTCTACAGGAAACTTAAACCAGCCACAAATAGTTAATTTACTTGCCCCTGAATCTACATGATCAAACAAAGAAGGCATAGTTACAGCATTAGATATACCACACCTGTCATTAACTCCGTCCAAAGAGACAACCGTATTTTTAACTAAATTGCTTACTCCCCTGTTAAGCCCTAATCCTTGCTTAAGCATTGTTTATCCTACATATGCAATAACTGAACCAGCATCAAGCAATATACTTGTCCATCTACCATAGATAGTTATACCTGCTGGAAAAGAAACGCTGTCTACAACAGCACCACCGTTAGCATCTATGTCTGTACTTGTGCCGACTGTAGATGGAAAGTTGTCATCATTCTCTCCTCTTAAACCATCAGTTCCACTATCAAAAGTAGCAGCAGTAACTACTTGTATTGCTACAAATACACTACCTGCTGGAGGTGTAACTGCGTTAGTAACACCTGCTATGTATATAGAACCTGCTTGACCTAGTGCTAAGTTTTGAGTTTCAGATACGCTGTATCCTTGTACTCCTTGCATCTCATCTCTTTGAGCCATTCTTATTCTCCTTATTTAAGCTGTTACCCAGCTTTTTGCTTTTGGTTTCTTTTTGTACCATCCCTCTTT